TCTTGTGTTATAGTAAATACTTTTTGCAGGAACCATCTCGTACTCATCTTTGCAGAAGTTAATTACTTTCTGTTTTACAATGTGATCAAATGGAAGACCGTTATCTTCTACCAGAAACGTAGGTTTAGTGAACTTTAATTCTGGGCAGCACAAGGAATAAGACATTGTGTTATTAAACAAGAATGAATCATAGAATGGCACACACAACTTCAGGCTAGACTCATCCCACTCTTGAGTCAAGGTCTTTTCGTCTATTCTTGGGGCGTAATAAAAACCATTTGTGGCGGCAATACTAAATATCTTAATTAGTTTCTTGTAGCCACTCCCATTTTTTGCAAAGACTATAATTTTACTAGATTTTTTAAGAGACTCTTCTGTCTTGTCATTAATGTCAGGGCATAATTCAAGCCTCAAGCCATAATAAAATGGAATCTTAAAGTTCTTAAAAGCATCAAGAAAAGAACTCATATTCTCTTCTACTAAGAATATTTGCTCTAGTTTATTATCTTTAGCTATGTCTACGATTGAAGAAGATCCTTCTTTGGATGAAGTCCCTGCTTTGTCTAGAGTTAAGATTGACTTACCTATGCTGTAATGGCTTTTAAAAAGCGGTAGTATTTTCATGATTAAGAGTTATTTCCATCTGGGGCAACCTTCATACTTAAACTTTTTGATGACTTGAGCGTCGTCTTTCTTTGCTGCTTTAGCTTCTTCTGCGGTAAAGTAGCTCTTTACAAAATTATCATCCTTATCGTAAATAGAATAAAACCACATCTCATTCTTAAATGGGCAAACCCAAGTAGCTCCTGCTTGGCAAAGCCATTTGCTCTTTATGTCATCTGCGGCGAAATTTTGCTTTGCATCTTGCTCAGTGAAATTAGTTACTTTTTCGTAAACATACTTAAGATAAGTTTCAAATCCAGACAATTCATCATCAGAGAATTTTACCGGCTGAACTGGTTCTTTAGGAAACCTGAGAAATACGAATTCTACTTCTGGGTCATAGTCAGGCCAATAGATCTTAGAAGCAATAGAGTATAGCATGGCCTGTACATTGGCTGTCAACTCTTCTCCCTTGAATTTCGCTTTGCTAGACTTGTAATCTCTAATCTTGCTCTTCTTTTCTTTTTTATAAAGGATGGGAAGATCAATGAACCCTCTAGCCTTGTAGCCGTCTCTTTCGATTTTAAATTCGAACTCTGGTTCTTGAATGTCGCCGCCTTTTGGAAAGAAGTCGCTTTTAAGACCGACAAGAATCATTTTATTGATTAACGCCATGTCTTCAGGGTTATTAATACCTTCCTTTGTTGCGTGTTTATTTACTAATCTGGATATTGGTGGGCAAGAAAGAGCATCGCCAGAAGAGATAATCTGCTTATAGATATCCTTATGACGAGGATTAAGAAGCACCTCAAATACTAAATGGCAAATTGTGCCGCGCTTTGCTCCTGAATTAGACTTCTCAGGAATATTTAAATGGTACTTGCAATAGTAAGACCATGAACAAGTCTCAAGAGCTTTAATGCGCGAGGCAGATAGGTAGACTTCTTTTTTATCCATTGAATTCCTTCATATATAAGTCTATCTCATTTTTGCTCATTAATCCAAAATCTTTTTTGGAAGGCAACTTTATCTTAACTTGATTTTCGTCGAAGAACATCAAGAGCTTAGACTTTGCTTTTTTCGCCGCTTCATTACCAGCAGAATTATTAAAAGAATCATTATTAAAAGCAATAACCACTTCTTGGACAGAGTTCTCTAATAGAAATTTTGTGATCTTGGGAGAGATTGCCAATCCAAAAGTAATAATTACATTCTTGTAGCCAGCTTGCCACAAAGCCAGCATATCTCCAATACTTTCAATCAAGAAAACTCTGCCGCTTTCAGATATAGCATTTTTACTAAAGAAGGCTGGATAGACCCATTCCTTCTTGGTTCCAAGGTGTTTCCATTTAATGAAATCAGGTCTTTTTGAATCAACCAGTGACCTGCCACTAAATCCTACAATTTTTCCAGATGGATTATAAATAGGAAACACATAACGATTAATCATGTTTCCTTTTTTAGCTATTCCACCTTTAAACTCTGCTACGATCTCTTCTTTGACTCCTCTATTAAGCCAGTATCCATGATTCTTTTCAAGGCTGACGAGCATTGATTCATCGTAAATCTTTACTTGATTGATGGTATTTTTTTCTTGATTTACGACAATTCCCGTGAAGTTAAACTTCTCGGCGAGCATCTTATCCGCATAATCTAGATCGTTTAGATTAAGTGTGATTTGAACTAATTCGCTTAACTTACCCCCTCGGCAAAGTTTATAATCATACCAATAACCAGTATTTTTATTGATTGCTAGAACTGTATCATTATCTGAACTCCTGTAGATTGGTCTAGTTCTGTACCAACCGCCGAAGTCTTTAAGATTTTGATAACCGATGTTTTGAAGTATTTCTTTTATATCGCTCATAACAAAGTGCCGTCATTGGGATTAGCATCATTCAACGAGAATGTTTGACGCTCTCTCTCAATGATATCGCCCAAGGAACCTCTCTCTTCTACACTGAAATTGTTGATCTGAAAGTTGATAAAGTTCTGAACATATTTTTCATCACCATGTTCATTCCTTCTTCTAAGAAGATCTTGATGTCCAGCGGCATCTTTGCCTTGGAATCGACTCTTCAAAGTTATCAACTTATGAGTCCCAAAGTCTGGCGTATCGCGCTCTATTTCGTCAAGAGTTTTTCTTCGGAAAATCGCAACATAGCTGGCGAACCATTGAAGCCGATCAGACAAGGCGATTGCGGAGCTATCATCGGTTACATCTCCAGCATTTCTATTAAAATTTTCGCCAGATCTATTCATTTGCATTGCAGTGAATAGAGTGGCATTAATTTCTTCTGAAATCTTTTTAAGTTTATCTATCTTTTCGCCAATTACTTGATGTTCTGCCCAGTTTTGGCCTACCTTTTCTCCGGTGAGCTTAACATAATCATAGCAAATAAGAGCAGGGTTTCCTCTTCCAACTTTGCTATAATACCATCTACGAATAAAAGAAACAATCTCATCAATACCTTTATTACCAACACAATGATGAGTATAATTATATTTACTAAATTCTTTTAAGAAGCCTCTGACTTTAGTTACCATTTCAGGATTCTTACGCCAGTTTCCTGTGTCAATGTACCAGAAAGGAACTCCGGTCTTTGCTGCTGCAATACGAAGTTTAACATCTTCTGAGAACATTTCAGTATCAAGGTAAAGAACGCTAACTTTTTTATTCTTTAAATAAGCTCCGAGAGACATCTCAACTAAGAAGGAGCTTTTGCCTTGACCGGGGCGGCTTACAATAGCGTAGACGTTTCCATTTCTTAACCCGCCATAGAGTCTTGCAAACTCTGGATAATGTAATTCTATGCCTGCTTCATCTTGAGGATTATTGCCTTTTTCTTCTATGAACGCCTCTATGTCCTCAAAGATATTCCTAATCTCTTCAGTAGCATCAAAAGAATTAATCTTTTCGCCATATATTGAATCTACTTCAGCTATTAATTGATTAACATTTTTATCAGGATTAGTAGAAACAGTTTCTATGATTCTTTGCGCCATCCCTTTTATATCACGGCGAATAGAAAACTGCTTTAACTCTTGAGCGTATTTAAGAGCAGATTCTTTATTTGATACTGGCAAAGAAATACAGTCAATATAATCATATATATCAAGATCTTCTTGAAATGAGATTCCAAGATTCTGAATCTTTTGAGCTAATATTACTTTGTCAATTTTCTCTTTGGAATTACAAAGTTGTCGAATTACAGAATAAACTGTTCCATTTACATCATTTGTAAAATCAATTTCTGATATAAAATGATCTAAATCGTAGAATGCTTCTGGGTTTTTAATGAGCGCACCAAGCAAGTGCTGCTCTACTTTAATAGAGGAAAGCTTCATTTAACTAAAAAAAGAGTTACTTACTAGTAGGACCGTCTTCATCTTCACCGTCTTCATCTTCTTGATCAGAGGCAATAATGTTGTGAATAGTGTTCTCTAAATTAATCTGCTCAACAGCACTAAGCCAATTATTAATATAATAATGCATCGCCATTGCGTTTTGTGCATTATCGAATTTAGACCTTACTTCAGGCATACCCTTTTTGTCAAAGGTAAACAGCAAGAATCCTCCCTGCGAGCATTCATCTATCTGTGATAGAATGCTATCTGGGAAATGAAATTCTTTATTTTTTGCCACAGATTATATTACACCAACGATATATTAAATGTATGATTTATGTAATCATAGCTTAATTTATTTAAGTCGCTGGTCTCTAATTCTATTAGTTGAAAGCCATTCTTCTCTAGCCACACAGACTTTTTGTAGTCTCTCTTAATAGAATTAAGGTAATTTAATCTTGAGTTGTTATGAAAGAATTTATTAAAAGAAGAATGCTGGTCGCCATTTACTTCTATTGCTATTTTGCGAGAGATGTTAATGAAATCAACCTTCATTCTGCTTCCGAAAACCGGAAACTCTTCATAACAAACGTGAGTCTTCCAAAATGGTTTCAAGAATTGCTTTACTTGAAATTGAATTTTAGAACGAGACTCTTTTTCCCAATCTATTAAAAATTGAGAAACATTTTTGTTAATTATTCTGCCGGTTACAGAATAAAGCTTCATTTTGATTGAACAGCTTTAAGCTTATTGAACAAATGCTTAGTTGCGTCAGCATTTTCTTCAAGCCATTTTCTGAAATTCTCTCTTCCTTGATGTTGCTTTGGCATATCAATTCCAACAGTCTTCAATTCTTCAATTAAAGAATCATCAACGGTGATCCATGCGCCTTTTGCAACAACAAGATCCCACATCAACAAGCAATCAAGAATCTCATACTCGACCCAAATACCGGAGGGCTTTTTACCGAATTTAATTGGATACTGAATAATGTTCTTGCGAGTAGCTTCGCTGGTAGACTTCTGAATCATTACTTTGGAATATTTTCCAATTGATTTAGTCTTACCATCATTCATTTTGCCAGATGGATTGTCGAGAATGTAGTCTCCCATCGCTGTTGGGCTATACTCTAGGATGAAGTCTGCCCAATGCAAGAGCGCATTTCCGCCGCTAAACATTCCTCCTCTTGGAGCATTCTTGGCATAAGGATCGATCTTAATTTCAGAAGTAATCTGACTAATAGCAATCATCAAGTGACCGTGCTTGAACATTCCAATACTTAGTGACTGCAAAAGCTTTTTACTGATGACTTGAGTTCCAGCGACTTT